TTGATATAACGCGCGAATTTGCTTATAAATTTAGAAAATCGACCCCCTCCTCCGGTGCCCCTTAAAGCAATTTTTGGTGAAATATTTTAAGGGGGGGTATTTTAAAATTGTTTTACCACATCTCATCATGTTCCCATTTGTTTTGTTTCTTTTCATAAACTCTTCCGTGTTCTTTGTTATGGCAATTAACGCAAACGGTAATTAAATTCTCTATTTCTAATGCAAGTTCTGGATGATGTTCCAGTTCTTTTATATGATGGACAACGAGTTGAATTTTCTTACGCTTTGCATGCTCGCTGTACTCATTGTTATCAATTTGAACACTACCGTTTCGTTTACATTCTTGGCACTCATAGTTGTCACGCTTCTTCACTTGTTCTCGTATACTTTTCCACTCACCACTATCATAGAACTTACGCTTCTGTTGTTTAGTTTTGTATTCTTTCATAACCGATACAACTCTACCTGTTCTTCCACGATAGGATGATTATGCTGAATGATTTCAGTATTGCAACTCTTATTATCAGATGGTACATATTCAATATGAATGTATGTCCGATTAATCTTATTAATTAATTGTGCTTCCCAATCAATTGCAACACGTAACTTCCTATCTATCTGTTTGCCTTTGTAATGAACCATTGGCATAGCATCTATATCTGTTAATGTAATCGTGAATAAAGATTTTACAGTCTCGTTAGATTGTTTGTATTTCTCTAACTTAAACACATCTACAAACGCACCATTACATTTCGGACAAACAGTAACTTCTTGATATTCATCTTCTGGTGCTTGATAAGTTTTAATTTGATAGTCACAAGCTAAACAACATCTAGAAACTTGACTCATCTATCCTCACTCCTTACCCTTAATGTGTTCCGCCTGTCTTTACCAAACAATCCTTATTACCTTTATCTCTTTCCAACAAATCTTTTATTGGTGTTTGCATGAGATATTCAATCGAATAAAGCATGTGCTTATCTCCATACAGTTTGTAATACTTGAATCGATTAACATCAATGCCAGCCTTCTTGTACGCTTTCTCATGCGGTTTGAGATATTTGATATATGCTTTCTTATCAATAGATATAAGACCAAGTGCAGCAATCTTACCGTTTAAAACACTATCCATATATTATCACTCCTTATCGTCTTCCAAGAATGAATCGATAAGCTTACTAATTAAACTTATATCAGCTTCCTTCTTTACCTTCCATGTTGTGTTATCGGCCAATGCTTCCACTTCTTTCATTACCTGTGGTAACCTTTCTACATCAACATACTCTTTAAGCTCTTCCGCTTTTATACCTGAAAATATCGAGCTAATATCTATTGCCTTCTCAAGTTTAGTTAATTGCATCTTTTTTCACTCCCTATCTTTATTCAAAATAAAAAAGTAGCGGATTCGCTACTTTTATTTCTTCCAATCTTTAAGGTCTTTATATTCCTTTTTATAAACTTTTTCGATTGCATTATCATGCCACTTATTGTCTTTCTCATCTCTATTATCTTTAAAGTTAAACTCACTTATATCACTGTTTACATTTAACCATCCTAAATTATTATGAGCATATTGATAAATAAACATCCTAGCTTCTTTTAATGAATTGAATTTTTCTTCGAACAGAATAGATTCATTACTTTTATGTCTAACTATTTCATACACTCCAACTTCTTTTTCTCCTCTTGTTTCAAAATATGGTTTAGTAAAACGATCCAACTTCCTCACCTGAACATCCCCCTTTCAAATCGCTTTAGATTTATTATACAAAATAAAAAGCACCCGTTTTGGATGCTTTAATCATTTAAGTACATTCTTATGATATTCTGGATTCTCTTCTTCAGCATCGAATACTATCGATCTATCAACATATGGTTTTAACCATTCATAATTCCATCTGACATCCGTCCATGAAACGATGAATACCTTCTTTATATTTTTCCATTCGAGAATATCACGCATAAGTTCTTCTTTAGCTTCATTTTTCTTATCACAGAATGAATCCATTGGATAAACTATAGCGAAATCTAATTCAGAAGGTGTTCTTCCCCATGTTGATTTAGTCGGTAATGAATCAAAATAGATTATTTTATTTTTTAGCTGATATGATTTTCCAGAAGTTATTGTTTTATTCATTGGAACATCGTATCCTGCTTGATTCAAAAACAAAGGAACGTTTTGAAATGTTGTAACTCTGAATACGCCTGTTTTCAAATTCTTACTTTGTTCAAGTAATTCTAACACCAAAGAATGCTTTGCATATTGGTGTGTCCCTTTAATTAACATTACTTTTTCATTTTTCGAGTTAATAAACTCATTTATTTGCTTGATTGCATTCCCACGATTGTTCACTATTCCCCCTCCTCTCCCATTCTATCTATTCGACAGAAAAGAAGAATATCCTACAAAATAAAGCACCCGAATGAGTGCTTTTTCATTAAGTATTAATTTGTATTTCAATTACGGTAAATGAAGTTTTATTCTTCTTCCAATCACCTAATGTTGTTTACATTTATCTGCTGCAACAATATTAAATAACTGGAAGAAGAGCAAAAGCCCTTCTCCGTCTACACAACGTGAACTGCAATTGAATGTAAAAACAAGATACAACTGTTCATTCAATCTGCAACCATCGCCACCGGTTATTACGATCCATTTTCAGTTATCAGACATTTTATGAGCAATGTTTTCCGTCACTACTCACAATACAAATATATCACGATAACTCCAAAACAACCGGTACATTCACTGCCAAAAAGCGGTCACGATTCTGCCAGTTTTCAAATCTTCTATATAGCATTCAAGTAAATAAAAGCTCTACTATACGCTGGAACAAACGTAAAATGGGTTATACCAATCGTATACCCACTTATATAAACATGGTATAAATGGCTCTAATTTCATTTCCTATAGCATGCCATCAATACGGAGCCACTAAAATTTTGGGACTTATCACTGTTAGTTGTGTTTTCCACCATTTCTCACTATACACATTGATACTGTCTAAAACCAAAATGTGTTCGCAAATCGTTCGCGTTATGTATATAATTGTTAATGAAAAGGATGGTGGAAATATAATGGAATCAATAAAGATTATGAAAAAAACATTAATTGATGAATTTGAAGTTGATGGCAAATGGTTTCGACCAAATGATTCAGAAAGATCTTTTCATGGAAAACTCTTATTTTCTCATACCGATACTATATTACATCTATTTGGTAGCCTAACCCAAACTGAGCAAGACCCGTTAGGGCTTCATCAACAAGATGATTTAAATATAATATTCGGCTATACTCTAGAAGGTGAACTCGTAACCTTATTTAACGTTTATCAAACTTCTAATCAAGTTAGATTTGGAGGTCATCCAAGTCAATCTTACAAATTTGATTTCTTTGTAGTTGGTGGACACTTTTCTAGTCTTGAAGAGCTAAATTTCGATGAAGTCTCTTTTAGAAGTACATATTTAGAGAGCTTTATTTGTGATCCTGCTTTCACTTTTGACTTTGAGCATGAAGAAAACATACTCAAAAAAGCAACTGCTTCGTTTGCACACCCAGAAATTCAAGAATGGCAAATTTCTAATATAGATGCCCAACTAAAAACTACTTCTCACATGCAAATGAATAGAACTAGTAATGGAGTTGATATGCAGTATAAGGCACTGATGAAATTAGTTCCTAACACGCAACAAAATTATAACTGGTTCTTACCAAAACTCTCTAAATTATTAAGCTTGTTCTCTATCTTTACTGAAAAAGAGCAATTCTTCAAAGAGTTATCATTTAAAGTGTTTGGTGAAACACCTGTTCAAAATAAAGTATATAAAGTATTTTTTATACAAAAAGATTTTATAGAAATTTCGGAATTAAATTCAACTGAGAATATTACCTTACCAGAAATCCGTGAAAACTTCGGTTTACATGTGAATAATTGGTTCCAATTGTATAGTGAGTTAGAATCCATATACAATTTATATTTGAATACAAAATTCAATGGTGTTTACGAAGAATGGAAATTTTTAAACTATACTCGTATTTTAGAAGGATACCATCGTTTAAGATATACAGACAGTACATATTGTAATCCCTCTGAATATGAATCAATCAAAGAGGGATTACATACATATTTAGATGAAACCCTAATTGATGCTAGTATGCAACAATTAAAGGGAAATATCAAAGGTGCTACCGCTTTTGCATATGAATATCCATTCGCCAAAAGGTTATCGGAAATTGGAAGAAGCATAGAACGGGCTATATTTAATAGGATTTTTAGAAGTTACAGAGAGCTAGATAGCTTTATGTATAAGGTAAAAGAGACAAGAAATAAAATGACACATCCACAAGTCGAAAACCAAAATATTTTGCGTGATGAGCGATTATTTTTGGCAAATGTTCGTTTAAATGCTCTAATACATTCACTAATTTTAATTGACCTAGGTTTCCCATCCGAATTTATTGAACGTAAAATCTCCCATTTGCATTCATTCTTAATAACAGCAATGGAAGAGTTCAATTGACAATATGATGGACATTTATAAGTAAAAAAGCTNNAGCTTTTTTACTTATAAATGATATATTTTTATTACCCATATCTTATATTTTGTGTAACTGCCCCTGTCGCTGAGTCCCTTGATATTCATACCTTCATAATACTTTCCCTTTCGAGTTACACAACGCATAAAAAATGGGTAATTATTAAAATCAAAAAATAAAAAGGATATTTCTATATTTTAAATCGTGTCATAGCTTTATCCATTGCATCTTGATTCACTCCAATATATCTTAATGTAACTTTCTCTGATGAATGATTGAATATCTCCATTAGTAAAGCAATATTCTTTGTTTGCATGTACATATGGTATCCGAATGTTTTCCGTAACGTATGAGTTCCTATTTCCCTCAACCCGAACTCTTCTGCAGTACTTCTAAGTATCTTATAAGCCATACTGCGTCCAATTGGTCTATTAATACCTTCGCGACTTTTAATTACATACTCACTGTCATCTCGTTCTTCAATGTACCAACGTAATTCTCTCTTTAATGCTGGAGTTAGTTGGATACGTTTTTGTTTTCCTGTCTTCTTTTCTCTCATTGAGATATGGCTTCCTTTCAAATCACCTATCCTCAATTTAAGAATATCACTAATACGTAATCCTGTATTAATTCCCATTACAAATAAAATATAATTCCGTTCATTGTCTCCCCTCAAATATTGCTTAATCCGTTGTATTTTCTCTGGATCACGTATTGGCTGAACAAAATTCATAGGTTATCTCCTCCATTCTGCTCTTCTATTTCATATACTTCTAATCTAAGAGCAAAAGCTAAATTATAAAATGCTCTAGACTTCCAACGGCGATATGTACGTTCAGCCATTCCAATCTCGTTATAAATCATATAATCACACACATCTTCTTCTTCTAAATAACGCTTATTAATGATCTCCCTCTGAATACTTCCTGCACGTCCATTACCTAAACGACTTAAAAATTGATCTATACGGAATGACATGTTTTTAAGGTATTGCTCACGTTCACTACGCTTTATATTTTCTAAAGCTACATCTTCTAATGGACTCCCTACTGTATTTGTTGGACCATGATATCTCACTTCATATGAAGGAGTGACTTTCATTTCTGCCCGAACCATTCCGAACTGTTTGTAAATGCGCACTTCTTCAAGAAGATTCTCTAATTTTCCCTGTGTTGCTGTACGATCAATTTTAGATAAGAAAGTTAATTGATTCATATATACGCTCCTTGTCTATTTTGTTAATAGAATACAAAAAGCGGACACCGAACTACAGAGCAAAACCGCTAACGCTCTTCGTAATTCAGTGTCCGCTGGTTCTTCCAGTAGGACTAAATATTTATTTCTATTATACCATTAATTCAGTTACACATTCTTTTCAAACATACAATACTTATCAAAGGCCGTTTTAATGCCGCCTAAAAGGTGATCACACATATCCTTCGAAAAAATCCCTTTATTATAATGTGAAACACTATTTCTATAATTAAAGATACTTTTCAGATGACTTACATCTCTTTTATTAATTTCAAACGGTTCTTTCTTTAACTGACCAATATATTCACCAGCAGTCGAATTTTCATTTGTTTTTATGTCTTTTTCTGGGACATGTTTCTCAATTGATAAATATAATAAATGCTCTAACACACTTCCTAAACCAGCTGCACACACAAAAAACTTTTCATTTTCATAAGCATCAATACACTCTTCTAGTTCTAAAGTAAATTGATGATTCCCAATAATTTTCGTCATTTCTTCAAATTCGTAAATTTCTTTATGGATTCTTAATGTATTAAAAGAAATTTTCTCAAAGGCAGATTTTAGTTGTGGCTTCCAGTTACGATTATATTCCCATTCAAAAAGAAATTTACCTACTTCTCTAAGTACATGACCTTCCGAAAAAATGCCAGCGTCTATAATTTTCTCTGGCTCCACATTTAATTTTCCATCTTGAATTAAAAAAGAAATAAAAGAATCTACATCTAAACTTACAACTTCATATGGGATTTTTTGTTGATTAAAATCATGAAACACCATAGTTCCTACTTTGTCACTTTTCGAAAAAAAGAAAATTTGTTTAACTTCTTTATTCTTTTTATAATAAACAACATTGATATCAAGTTTTTTTGAAGTCCAAGAAAAATAATCATTCATATTATCTGGTTTTTTACCAAGTTCTTCAATATTATCCATATAATTTTTATATAAGAGTTCGTACGTCGCTTCAATTTGTTCTGGGGTTATCTGTTGTATTTTTTCACTTGTCATTTCATATTGAAATAAGGTGAAAATGTCTTTCATTTCCACGCCCTTCACCATCCTTTATTTTGATTCTCAGAATACTTTTCTAAAGCATAATAAGTAATATAATTTTACACGAATATTACAAATTAAGCATCAATTCATTTGTATATTCAATTCATTTTCCTAGCTCCCACTTTAAAAGACTTATTTTGTTGATTTCCCACATATTTATGTATACAAGTATCCTAGATTTCAATAAATATATAATACTTCTTATATATTTACTATAAAGCTATGCATATAATTTTTAGTATCGCTGAGATTAATAAAATAACGATGTAGTCTTTTAAAGTTATAAAAAAACGTCGCAATCATTTTGCGACGTTTTCATAATAATTACTTATTTTCTGTGTGAAAATTAATATGCCACCGGAAAAAGTCTTTTGTTTGATCGTCCCAGTAAGAACATTCATTCCCAACAACACTATCAATATAAGCTTTTACGCGAGAGGTCGTTTTCAATGGATTTGCATTTTCTAAACGAACAAATTCACCACTGTCATTCACTCCTATATATCCCTCTTCAAATAAAGTATCACAACCAAATTTGCAGAGTGGCATTACAATGCGCGTATTTAACTTTTCATCATTATTACACAGCGAACGTTTTTTAATATGGCTAGCAATTAGCATTGACGTCGGCAGTTTTTCACCACAGCAAGCACAATTACTAAATACTTTTTTCCCAAATAATTTTTTTCGTAAGTAACCCTGTTCAACTCTGCTTGCACGCTTTGAAACAATATCTAATGTACCTTCGATATCAAGCATAACAGCATCTTTAAATTCCTCTTCGGTATATCCAATTAAGTTACTTTTGACATCAATATCTAAAATATCTAATACCCTTTGACTTAAATTAACGCTTAATACGTTAATTTGAAATAAACGTGTGCGATAATCCTTTAGGTTCGGATGCTTCTTAGGATAAATGGCCTTATTAACCAACTCTACTGGTATATTGATACTCGTAACATTTGTTACAAAATAAAAATTTACATATTCTACATCTCCCCAAAGTTCTTGTCCTAACGTATTACTTTCAGTTAAATAAGTTACTTCCATTTTTGAATAATAGCTCCAATTACCATAGAATAACGCTAAATCTCCAACAGAAATTTTCTTATATTGCTTTTTAGTGCAGTCATTTTCCCCATCCCTTATAGCCCACACTCTCGGCTCTTCATCATTATAAATTTCTTTTAATTCTTCAATCTGTGATGAGCTTAAATGCTTTTCTAATACTTCATATGGTACGGTTTTCAATATTGTTTTCTCGTAATTCTCCTTAGCTGATTTTGAAGCAGGCTGTAAAATAACTCGAATATTCTTTTTAATATCCTCAGTATTTTCTAACAATGCATTCATATCTTTTGTAATATTTATTTTTTCAATGTCAGCAATTATTTCGGATGAAACCTCCTGGGTTAAAACTTCCATTTCAACGTCCCATTCCTTTGAAATTGTTTTTAAATGTACTAAGGGTACCGGCTTAATTGTTTTATACCACTTATACACTGTTTGCGGTGAAACATTCAACATTAAACCGATTTCCGTACTTTTGATACCTCTTTGTTTCGCAATGAATTCAAGCATTAACATAAACTTCCATCCCCTTTTAGTGTTGTTTTTGACACCTCGTAAATATAGTTTACCTACCATCATCACCCTTGTCAAGTAGGAGTGTCAAAACAAACACCTTTTACTCATCAACTAACACAACTTTTTAATATAAGAAATACAATCTCCATTTTTTGTATAAGAACTTCAAATACAATTCATTGTCTACAATTGCTTGTGTGAAAATTTATCTATAGATAGCCCCGAAATTACAGTCGACCTTCTATTTTATATTTATCATTTCTACAAGATAGCGTTTTTGTTCAAATATCTATTTCGCATTTTCATCCAAATTTGTTTGACTCTCAAGTGCCCTCTATCGCCTAATGAATGTTATAATGATTAATCGAAGGGAGATGGATATAAATGGACGATAAACTAACTTGGAAAGATAAATTAAATATTACAGTTGAAGCAGGTTTACAACTTGTTCCTTATGTGGGTGGTGCCCTGGCAACAGCTTACTACGGAACAAAACAGGAGAAACGCTTTAAGAGAATTGAGTCTTTATATCGAGAATTCTCTGAAGAAATCGAACAACTTAAATTACAATTGCCGCCAGTAGACATACATGATCAAGACAAACTAATCTCCTTAATTGAAGAGTTTAACGAGAAAGTAGAGCGTGAAAGTACAGATCAAAAAAGAGAATACTTCAAGAAATATCTTTATAGTACTCTTTCATCTCCAACCAACGAAAATTTCGATGAAAGACGCTTCTTTTTAGATACTTTATCTTCAATGACTCTTCTAGAGTGCGAATTACTTTTATATATTAAGCATCAGAATAAACCTGTGGTTGTAGGCCATATTGATAAAATTGGAGTTGACCAATATGCCATTGTTGGTTCTATAGGGCGCTTAAGAATGTACGGTTTCTTAAAATACAAATCTGATAACTTTATGTTTAACGGTACTGATAGTGCGCTTCTAGACTCTTTTATAATTAGTGATTTTGGTACAAATTTCATTGATTACTGTCTTGAAAAAGAGTAAAATAGCATTTCATTTTTTATTGTTAATGAATTTTAAGACACCAAAACAGCAACCAGCATACAATAACCACACCCACCAGTACTTCACAAGGTGTTGTACTGGTGTTAATTGGATTAAGTCTGAAACAAATTGAATCATAATTATGCTCCTTTATTTGCTATTCAAATAACGCTTTTGTTTAATTTCCACTTATCTTATCGAACAATTTAAGAGCAAATCCTATAGGAAGTAATAAGAACGGACAGATAGTCATTCCTAATAGAAAACACCCGATACTCTCATAATTTTTCCTTTGATAAAAATCACGTATAGTTAGGTGAACCCTCTCTTACACCTCATTTCTGTGCAGAATTCAAATTTTATTAAAGTAACTGTGTTTTCCGTTCTTCCATACGAATTACTTTTCCGCTTTGATATACAAATGATTGTTCACCAAATCCACCTTGAGGCGGTTTGATTAGTTGGACCTGACCATTTTTAACAATATATATTCCGTTTATTTTCAAATCTATTTCAGCTATCATTTCTACAAGATTTTCTTTTCTAATTCCCACCAAGATCACTCCCATATGTTATAATTACTTTGTCGAATAATTATGTCGGGAGCAATCTCGGCTTTTTTATATGCTTATAAATACCGCACAACATTCTCCGGAACAAATGATTGTTCCAAGGATAGATGAAGTCGTATTGGCGTCGGCTCTTTGCTATCCCGTGCTTGCTTACATATCTCTTCAGCTTCTTCCCATACAAATTGTTTATCCTCCGCTCGCTTATAACGCCAAATCCCAATTGTATAATCCTCAAATAATTCGTAACGTTCATCAGGCGCTGTCGTTGGCTTTAATTCATCAATCGCTTTGGCTTGACGTGGTATTTGCACAATCACATCTGCATACCGTAATTTTGAATTCAAACGGTGAATATGAGCTTTCTTAAGATCAAATGATACAACCGGTTCCACATCAAAAATTGTTAACTGCTTTGGCATTGTTTTTCCCCTCCAATACCTGCAAACTTGCAACTAAGATTCCTTCAAGTTGCGTTAACGTTAGTTGATCTAATGTTTGTCCGTTAATTTCCGATAATCCCAGACCTAATAGTTTGCGAATAATTACTAGTTTTCTACGTTCTACTTCCTGACGTAACAACATGATTAAGCCTCCTGTTGATGATTGAACTTTCTCTCTAAATTTACAAACTTACTAAATTCTTTAATGAATGCTAGTTCAACAACGCCAACTGGGCCATTTCTCTGTTTCGCTAAAATAATTTCCGTTATGTTTTTATTTTCCGTTTCACGATCATAGTAATCTTCGCGGTATAAGAATGCTATTAAATCCGCATCTTGCTCAATTTGACCATTCTCACGTAAATCTGATAGCAACGGTCTCTTATCCTGTCTACTTTCAACAGCACGACTTAACTGTGATAATGCCACTACACATACATTTAATTCTCTTGCCATAAGTTTTAACTTACGACTAATCTCACCAATTTCTTGCATGCGGTTCCCTCTATGCTTTGGATCCCCTACAATAAGCTGCAAATAATCAATTGCAATTAACACCTTTTTATCAGGGTACTTACGCTTTAGTTTCCTAGCCTTTGCGTATATCTCTTGCATTGTTACATTTGCTTTATCGTAAATTTCTAGCGGCAAATCATTAATTAGTCCCATCGCTTGACTAATCTTTTCCCAATCCTTTAAATTACATAGCTTCTTAGGATTCTTTAATTTCGTAGCATCTATATTTCCGGTACTTGAAATCATACGTTTAAGTAACTGCTCCTCCCCCATCTCAAGCGAGAAGATTCCTGTTGCTGTATGAGCACTTGCTGCATGAAAAGCAACGTTTAATACAAATGCTGTTTTTCCCATTGAAGGACGGGCACCGACAATAATTAAATCACCTTCTTGTAACCCTGCTGTCATTCTGTTCAAGTCGTCATAACCAGTTGGTATACCGGTTAAATCTCCTACATCAATTTGCATGTTCTTATACAAATCAACTAGGGTTTCCTTTAAATTAAATTCATCTGAATAACCTGTTTCCTCAATGGCGCTTAACTCATCAATCGAAGTACTAATTGCGCTCATATCTCTTTCTTGCTGAAGACGATTATATAAATTACCAGCAACCTCCTGAGCATGTCTCATTTTCCAAGCTTCGATAATTAAACCTTCGTGATACGAAAAATTTTTCGTCGTTGGAACAACTTCAGTTAAGTTTACAAAGAACGCAATACCACCAATTTGATTCATAAAGCTGTCTTCAAATTTCCCCATGAGAGCAACAAGATCTATCGGGACTTCAGCATCCTCTAATTCTCTCATCGCCTTGAAAATCACTTGATGCGTTGGTGAAGAAAACTGTTTTACCTTTAGCTGACAATCTTTAACTAAATCGCCTTCTTGGATAATGCTACCTAAAACACTTTGTTCAGCTTCTACATTACGAATCATATCGTTACTCATTGGGCCAACCACGCATTCTGTTGGTTAAGTACTGCAAGTTCTTCTTCTGTTGGAATGTTCTGCTCCCATGCTTGTTGCTGCTGTAATACGTTTTGAGTAGATGCTGATAGACCTTTATTTTGATAAGGTGCTTGAGCTTGCCGCTGTCCCTTTTCTAATCGTTGATCACGAAATGCTTTATCAGCCGCTTCAACGTCCGTTATTGTTTTCAATCCCTTAAGATGCCAATCTCTTAAAATCGTATTTACGTAATTCATGTTTCTTGTATTTTTCTCTAAAGCGATTTCCATAGCTTTTACAACAAGCTCTGCATTTAAATCATCAATCCATGCATGAATACCATCTGCAATAAAAGGTGTAATTAGTCCGAAGTTTTGTTCGTAAAAAGAAATTGGATTAACCTCAACAACTTCTTCCGCGCCTGCGCGTTCTTGTTGTTGTTGTTGTTCTTTTTCTTTTTCTTTTTCTTCTTCTTTTTCTTCTTCCTTACTAGGGTCTTGGAAGCCCCTTATAAGCCCCTCTAAACGGACTGATAAATACTCCTTAATACGAGGAATTTTAAAATCTTGCTCTCGCTCTAATTGCAAACATGTTTCATAGAAATCAACTAAGAAATCCTTGTCCTTCACAGATTGAATCTCTTTTAAGACGCACTTTTCAATGTTTACATTTTTAATTGGATTGAACTTCAACCAGTTGATTAAGAACAACTCTTTTGTTTTTTGGTTGTAATTAATTTTTCCGTACTCAGCAAAACGTTCTAATAGCTTCATAACAGTTTCGCGATTGTATCCTGTATCAGTTTCAATGATACGAAGTGGAAGCTCATAGATTCCTGATTGAGACGTCTTACTGTTTGTCATCAAATATAAGTAGAAATACTTCTCCTCCGGTGTAAGATCTAAAACAAATGAATCCTGCCAAAATGAAACATGTACTGGTCTATAAACTGCCATATTATTCATCCTCCCGTTTACATATCGCGAATCCGTCCTCTACACGTAATAAGCGATAATTCTTGTATCCTGTTTTGAGATATTGTTTTACTAAGTAAATTAGGTGTTGCTCTGATGTTGCTTGTTGAAACACTTTAGAATTCAACAACACTCTATGTAATGACTTGTCTAAAAGCATGCAACACACCCTGTTGTTATACGAATACTAATTTGATATAATTAATCCTAAGATCTTTTGCAAAACCATTTATCTATCACTCTGCTAAGTGATAGATTTTTTATTTTCTACGTCTTACTAATGAGGCGTTAACTCCCCTTGTTCTTAAATCCTTAATCACTACACGATAGCTCATCGAAGCCTCATGTTCTTCTTTTGTATCACGAAGCATTTTAAATTCTTTCATACATCGCTCCAGTTCTTCTTCCCAGCGATTTGATTCTTCAGTTGATTCTGCATTAAACATGTTATGAACGCATGCAACCATACAGTTATGAAGTTTATCCGCAAACGAAAAGTCTCCCGGAAGAACTAGATCATGAAGACAATCGTATTTATCGTTCATGAATTACATCTCCTTTCTGGTCATAATGAAAAGCACAGTACTTTTCTATTTTTTATAAAAATATTAAAAATCTATTATTTTGGTACACTTTAAATTTAATGGTAGAAACTACAAGTTCATTAATTTACCCAAAAAATTAATATAATGATATAATTATTTTGTAAAATATATTGTCAGCTACTGTTGTCTAGGCGGTAGCTTTTTCTTTTGCCCATTTATGTTTCAAAATGAATGATGCTTCGATAATTTTGATTCGAATCCCCAACAATTTCTTCTCTTGCTTTAACTCAACTGTTTTTGAATTCTCATTAAGTAATTCTGCTATTTTAATTTCACCAGTTAGTTTTGCATCATAGCGAATTAGTTCCTTATATTCTCTTAGACTCGGTTTCTTATAATCTACTGTCATTTTCCTTCCTCCTTTACAGCACCTTTGTTAAAGTCAGTAAGCTATCCACCGATTGAATAATAACGTTCTCTGCCATAGCCTTTTGCAACCAACTTCTTTGTATTTGTTCCATAATGCCAAAGTGTACTTGCTCAAGAGCTTGTACTACACATTGAGTGGCTTGGATTGTATCGAAGATTTCTTTTGCATGAACTGTGTATTCATGTTTCTTCTTTTCATCCAACTTCCATGACCTGGTTGCAACTTGTAAGTTCATAATTTCCTTCGCTGCCGCAATCCCCTCTTCAGCTTGTTTAATGTAGTTCATCAATTGTAGATTTACATCTTGAGTTAAACGTGGATCTGTAGGCGGTAACCCAACCCCATAAATATGTTTAATCGCTTGTTGATTCAACTTTGCTCCTGTTGCATGACACCAATCCATCGCAAGTTCAAATTCTGGTTTAGAAAGTCCAGATTCAATTCGGGTTAATCGTTCATGTGTAATACCAAGGTACTTAGATAACCCTTTCTTCGTTTTCAGCTGAACATTATCACAACATTCTCTAGCATTCTGTAATAATTCCCCTATTGCTGAATTGCAGTATATGCTTGTTCCCATATCTGTTCGCCTCCATATTTAGTTTTCAAATGGTTACAATGAATTTAGTACATATGTAACTTGTCTATTATTCATGTAAAAAGAGAGGAACTATTCCTCAATGTTTTCTTTCACTTGTATTTCTTTGATGATGGCCCAACCAGCCTTATAATACGCTTGACGGATTTTATCAATATCCTTTTGTGATTTTGGCTCAGGAGCCACAACATGGACTTTCGTTTTTCCAAATTCATAAGTCGCCGCATATTCTTCTTGTTGGCTCATGGTGTCACCTCTTGAAGTGCTTTTTATATGTTTATGCGACGAATCTGTTGGTACTGCCATGTTAGTTGATGGCATTTTCTCACCTACCTTCAATCCATTTTGTATAAGATTCTTGTACTTATATACATCAAATTAAATCTTTTATATCACGACCAAGAATAGCGGCTAATCTAATTGCCTTTTCAAGATTTGGATTACTATAACCATTTTCCCAATTACTTATTGTAGATTTTGTAACTTGCATTCTATTTGCAATATCTTGCTGCGTTAACTTACTTTTTTTCCTAGCTTTAATTAATTTGATGTTTTTGTTCACCGTATCGCTCCTTGTATAAGTATTTTGTACTTTAATTATAAGTATAAGATTCTTGTACGTCAATACATTTGTACAATTATCTTGTACAAAGTTTTACAATCTATCTATATAAGGTACAATATCTTTGTACTTTTTATTAACGGGAGGTGCTAAAAATGTTGAGACAAAGATTAAAAGAAACGCGTAAAACGCGTAAACTCACTCAACAAGAATTAGCCGATAAAGTAAATACCACTAAAGGAACCATTAGTAACTATGAGAATGGCCATAGCACTCCCTCAAACGAAATGCTAAAAGATTTAGCAAATGTTTTAGGAGTAACAACAGATTATTTATTAGGAAGAGAAGATGAATCAAGAGTATCCAATACGCTTCCTGATTTAAACAAAAAGGATACTCGTGATATCGCTCGTGACCTAGAAAAAACTTTAAAAGACTTAGAAAATAGCGAAGATGCTTTAATGTTTGACGGAGAACCAATAGACGATCATACCAAAGAAATGATTCGTATTTCTCTAGAAAACTCCATGCGTATGGCAAAGCAATTAGCAAAACAAAAATTCACTCCAAATAAGTATAAAAAAGATTGAATGGAGCGAGAAATGGAAATAAAAAAATACGTACTCCAAATCGTAAAAAAACACGGCACAACAAACCCCTTTGAAATTACTAAACGAAAAAACATTATAGTGTTGTTTGAAGACCTTGGGAATACTCTTGGTTTTTACAACACTTATAAACGCTTTAAATTCATTCATATCAATAATAGGATTGACGAAATCACCCAACGCTTTGTGTGTGCTCATGAACTAGGACATGCCCTATTACACCCAAAAGCTAACACCCCATTTTTAAGAAATAAAACTCTATACTCTGTAGATCGATTAGAAATTGAAGCAAATACATTTGCTGTGGAATTGTTACTCTCTGATGAAATGATTTCCGAATATAAGAATACGAATCTATCTATTCAAGAAGTTGCGGAAATCCATGGGATTCCACAGGAATTTGCTCGTTTAAAAGCTTACATCAATTAAATTATTATAAAATAATTTAATAATATATAGGAGGAGTAAAAAAATGTCCCAATTATTAACACTTATTAAAAATAACTTAACATCATTTATCGCCATCGTTACATTAGTTATCCCTATTTTAACCTATTCTGGAAAAACTACATTTGACTTAGGTTTCGAGGAAAGACACACTAAATTTATCGCCAAATGCATAAAATTTTTCATATCAACAGTTATAATGTACTCCCTATTCCAAATTGGATCAATTGTTATTTCTCTAACTATAATACCTTTAAAAATTAATGCTACTATCTATAATATTTTAGTTTTTACTGATGCTATTGCATTTCTATTTGTTGCTCTATATTGGATGCTTAGTATGGTGAAGTTTATTACACCAAAAAAACATGTAATTCTTTTAAAAGTTTTATCGTTTTTTACTAAAAAATCTGGTTTTATTATGTATACTATTGTTTTTGTTGGAAGCATATTAATTCAATCATTTGCTTGGAAACCACTTGTCTCTAAAGTTATTAATGGAAATTTCAACATCGATTTTACTTTAGATTTAATCCAGAACCTTTTTATTTCCCCTCTGATTTTAACATTCGTCTTACTAGCTATTTTATTTCTTCATAGAATTAATCAGGGAAAAGATAACCCTTACTTTTATGCGATGAAGATACTAGATTATAGTGAAATCAAAAATAAAGAGTTAATCCACCTTTACTCAAGAAAGGTTAATGAGTGGGTCTTTGTCAAAAAAGAAGATTTCCATTCACAAAAAATTCTCTATTTATATGAGAAGGATAAAGAAAAATGGTATGAATTCACTAAAACAGAAATTTCGAATCCGAATAATTAATATTAGTCAATTTGTTTCACTAATAAATTTTAGATCAGATAATATCTAAAAGAAAGAAGTGGTAATAATGAATTCCGATGATATCAAATTAAACACTAAAGAAAAATTCCATCTTGGCATTGAAGCGTGCTTACAACTAATACCAACCATTGGTGGAACAATTTCAACCTCTTTTTATGGTTATCAAAAAGAAAAACAGCTCAAACGACTCGAAGCCTTTTATAATGAGCTAGCAGAAAATATGGAAGAACTAAAACTTTCTAAGAATACATCATCTCCAAATATGGAAGAACTTCTAAGTATCATCGAAAGTTTAAACGACAAAGTAGAACGAGAACACCTTAAAGAAAAAATCGATTATTTTAAGACTTACTTCATTAACAACATTTCACATGCAGATCGAATAAGTTATGATAACAAAAAGTTCTTTTTAGATATTTTAGCCAACATGACTTTAATAGAATGCAACAGTATCTTACACCTCTATAATCAATTCGAAAGAGTGACTATGGATAGTATCATATCTGGTGCAACAAGTAAGTTCCAAAAAATAGGTGCAATACATCGATTACAATCCTATGGTTTTATTGAGATAGAAGAAGAATTCCAGACATATTTTAATGGTAAAACCACCCGTGAAAAATATATTGTGATTACTGATTATGGAATTAAATTCGTACAATTTTGCCTAAAAAAAGACTAAAAACTGACTTTGAATTAAATTAATACAATTATTAAAAAAATTATGTATAAAACCCTCTTCTTATCTATTATTTTATCAAAATAGGATAAAACGCATAAATCTATATCAAAATAAAAGCTCCTTTGTGTGGAGCTTTTATTTTCTCATTAAATACATCTACTTCTTTACTATCTTGACTTTTAATATAAATAAATATTAACAAGGAGGTAAAACCATGAAAACCGCAATCTACTTACGTAAATCCCGTGCCGATCTCGAAGCCGAAGCACGCGGCGAAGGTGAAACGTTAGCAAAACATCGAACTACCCTGCTGAAAATTGCCAAGGAAATGAACTTAAATGTTTTATCTGTCCGTGAGGAAATTGTTTCTGGTGAGAGCTTAGTGAAACGTCCTGAGATGTTAGCACTGCTTGAAGAAATTGAAGATAATAAATACGATGTTGTCCTTTGTATGGATATGGACCGTTTAGGTCGTGGTGGCATGAAAGAACAAGGAATCATTTTAGAGACGTTTAAACGCTCGAATACGAAGATTATGACACCTAGGAAGACTTATGACCTTAATGATGAGTGGGACGAAGAATACAGCGAATTTGAAGCTTTTATGGCACGTAAGGAGTTAAAGATTATTACACGCCGTATGCAACGCGGCCGTGTCGCTAGTGTGGAGGCTGGGAATTACCTCGGTACCCATGCGCCTTATGGTTATGATATCCACCGTTTAAATAAGCGAGAACGTACTTTAACAATTAATTCAGAAGAAGCTTCTGTTGTAAGAATGATATTCGATTGGTATGCAAACGAGGATATGGGCGCTAACGCAATCCGAAGCAAATTAAATGATCTTGGCTACAAAAGTAAGCTAGGTAATGAATGGAACCCCTACAGCATCTTGGATATATTAAAAAATAATGTGTACATCGGAAAAGTAACGTGGCAAAAACGAAAAGAAGTAAAACAGCCTGATGCCGTAAAAAGAAGTTGTGCTCGTCAAGATAAATCAGATTGGATTATTGCTGATGGAAAACATGAGCCTATCATACCCGAAAGCTTATTTGAGCAAGTACAAGAAAAATTAAATTCAAGGTACCACGTTCCTTACAATACAAATGGAATTAAAAATCCACTGGCTGGCATTATTAAATGTAGTAAATGTGGTTATAGTATGGTCCAACGTTATCCGCAGAACCGAAAAGAAACGATGGATTGTAAGCATCGCGGTTGCGAAAACAAATCAAGCTATACTGAATTAATTGAGAAGCGTTTACTCGAAGCCTTAAAAGAATGGTACATCAATTATAAAGCTGATTTTGAAAAACATAAGCAAGATGACAAGTTAAAAGAAACACAAGTTATTCAAATGAATAAAGCTGCATTACGTAAGCTTGAAAAAGAATTAGTGGATGTCCAAAAACAAAAAAATAACTTACATGATTTATTAGAACGTGGCGTTTACACAGTCGATATGTTTTTAGAACGCTCGAATGTAGTTTCTGATCGTATTACTGAAATTACTTCCACGATGGAAAACTTAAAGAAAGAAATTAAAACCGAAATTAAGAAGGAAAAAGTTAAGAAAGATACAATACCTCAAGTGGAGCATGTTCTTGATCTGTACTTTAAAACAGATGATCCCAAAAAGAAAAACAGCCTCCTAAAGTCGGTTTTAGAAAAGGCTGTTTATAAGAAAGAAAAGTGGCAAAGGCTCGATGATTTCGAACTTGTGCTTTACCCTAAGCTTCCTCAAGATGGCGACATATAAGCGTTTATGCTTTGTCGTCACCTTGTTGGTGTAATTAG